AACTGACCCTTCTTTCTATGACGTAAAGCTCGAGGGATTCAGGCAACAGGAGTGGGACAGGCGCCTAAATGGCGTGTGGTTCATGAACAACGGCAAGGCCACATACTTGACCGGTCTGCACTACATGTACCTTAACTGGTGGAAGATTGACATTGGCTACCCAATGTATCGTGACCCGGACCGCAAGTTCTTTTACTTCCTGCAGGCCGCTATTGAGTCACCTCAGTGCATGGGAGTAGTTGAGCTTACTAAGCGTCGACAGGGCAAGACATATCGTTCTGGAGTGTTCCTGTACGACCTGCCGTCACGAAGCAAAAACAAATATGCCGGTATCCAGTCTAAAACAGCAGACGATGCCAAGCGAAACGTATTCGCTAAAGCAGTAATCAACCCCTTCAAGCACCTTCCGGACTTTTTTAAGCCCGTCTACGACCAAGCTAAGGGCGTAACCCCTACATCAGAACTTCGATTCTACAAGACTACAAAGCGTGGACGTGTAGACGCAGCGTACGAGCGTATGCCTGAACTTGAATCGTGGGTTGACTGGAGGAACTCCCAGTTGTTTGCGTATGATGGTGCAAAATTGCATCGCTATGTTGCGGATGAGGCTGGAAAGCTGGAAGACGTAGACATCTGGGAACGTCACATGGTTGTAAGGTTTTGTCTTGAGCAGGACGGACAGTTTATTGGTAAGGCACTGTATACCACTACTGTAGAAGAAATGTCTGGCGGCGGTGATGGATTTAAAAAGCTATGGAGAAACAGCGACCAGACAAAGCTGACTGAATCTGGGCGGACAATTAGTGGGTTGTGGCGATACTTCACCCCATCATACGAGACGCTATTCTTCGATGAGTACGGAATTCCGAAAATCGAAGACTCCAAACTATACTACCTCAGCGAGCGAAAGGCACTACAGGGCGACAGCAAGTCCCTATCGAGCTACATCCGTAAGAATCCATTCTCACCAGAGGAGGCGTTCAGAACTGACGGAGATGAATGTCTATTCGATGCTATGAAGCTCAATGACCAGCTTGAGCATATCCAATGGGCACCGTCACAGCCACAGATTGGCAACCTAATATGGAAGGACCCAGCAAAAAAGGATGAGGTTGTATTCGTGTTAGACCCGAACGGTAAGTATAAAATACTGCAACACCCAGACAAACCAAACGCCATAAACGAACGTAACGGCAAAAGAACGCCCGGTGAGCGTGTCAAATATGTTGCTGGAGTTGACCCTTATGACCTTGACCAAACAGTAGACGACCGTGGGTCTAAGGGTGCTGCGTATGTGTTTAAGAAGTTTGATGCATTCGACGAGGTGTCCGGTCTACCGGTTGCGGAATACATCCATAGACCGGCCATGGCTAAGATGTTCTACGAAGACATGATTAGACTCATACATTATTATGGTGCCAGCGCTCTAATCGAAAGAAACAGAGTAAACTGTATTCAGTACCTTTGTGAGATGGGTTATGATGCCTTTGTAATGAAAGTAGGGGGAAAGCACGGTATTCACGCCACAGAGCGTACCAATAGACAATTGGCTGAATACATGGAGGAGTACGTCTATAACCATGCTAGTAGCCTGTACTTCGAATCTTTGATTAACGACTTGCTTGAATTTAGGGTAGAAAAAACGACAAAGTTTGACGCTGCAATGGCTTTTGGGTACGCACTCATGGCCGACAAAAACACACTGTTCGAGAGGAAAGAAATCAAAGTGTCTATCTCGGACATATTTAAAAAACATCAAATTCAAGGACGCTACTAATGAGCAAGTACGGATATCCATCGCACTTGATTCCAAACTCTGAGAAAAATCGAGATTGGATTCTTGCATATGTCAAGGCGGCATATAAAGAGTTTAACGGCATGAACGGCAAAATCTTCTACGGTGCCCGTTACACATACGCTACCATTCGTGACTACGCAATGGGAACTCAGTCCATCAGCAAGTACAAGCGAATGCTTGACGTATCTGAAAGCGAAAACGATTCATGGCTAAACATAGACTGGTCGGTGCTCCCTGTGGTTTCCCGGTTCCGTCGACTTGCACTTGCCAAACTGTCTAAGCGCTCCTACAACATTACGGCTACCCCAATCGACATTATGTCGCAAGAGGAAGTTCAAGGCTATAAGGCCAAGCAAGAGGTAAAGATTAGAATGCGCTCAGAGCTTCAGAGCATGAACTCTCCACTAGCGCAAGAGGATGTCTTTAAAATGGAAGACGGGGACCCTCGTGACATGGAGGAGTTGCAAATCCACATGGACTTTAGTTACAAGCACAAGCTCGGAGAAGAGATTGAAGAGGTAATTAAAAACGTACTCAACATTAATGACTACGACGAGATTCGCAACAGGTTGCTCGAAGACTCGTTTGACTTTGGAGTTTGTGGAGTAAAGGAGTATGTGCTTGATGGGGTAGTGCGCCTTCGTCACGTGCGTCCGGAGAACGTAATCACCTCGTACTGCATGAATCGTGACTTTAGCGATGCGCAGCACGTTGGTGAGCTTCGCATGATGAGCCTTTCAGATATCCGCAGACAGGCTGGTGAAGAATTTAACGAAGAGCAATACTATGATATTGCGGAGCGTTTCGTGAACTCATTCCAGAACCCAAGCGCCATGCCTCCTAAGCGTGGTGTTGGAGCTGACTATGATAGCTTCCAGATTCCGGTTCTTGACCTTGAGTTTATCTCTGTTAACAGCATGGACATTGAGAGCCGCATTGATAAGCGTGGAAATCAAATCAAGCGTGTCTTCAACAAAAACAGAAAGCGCAAAGCAAATGACTATACTACTACTCACTACAAGGTTGTATACAAGGCTAAATGGATTCTTGGAACCGAGTACCTATTTGATTACGGCCTGTGCACTAACATGAAGCGTGAGCGTGCGAACATGACAGAAACGTCTATGTCGTACCACCTGTTTGCTCCTGAGTTCTATGATATGCGTGCCTCTTCAATCATGGAGCAGGTAATTCCTATCGCAGACTCAATCCAGCTCAACTGGTTCAAGCTTCAGAACGCTATTGCAATTGCACGCCCTAAAGGTATTCAGATTGCGTTGGATGCTATTGAAAACATCCCGCTCGGTAGTGGGGGAGCTGAGCTTAGCCCCAAGGACGTTCTTGACTTGTTTAACAAGAAAGGAACCCTTGTCTATCGCTACCTAGACCCGTCTGGAAATCCAAGTCCGTACAAGCCTATCGAGGAGATTGAAAACGGTCTTGGTCGTGACGTAACCACCTACTTTGACCTCATTACCAGAAACATGCAGATGCTGCGTGATATCACTGGACTAAACGAATACGTAGACGGTAGCACTATTGACCCACGTACATTATCTAATGTAACCAGACTTGCTGAGGAGGCGTCTAATAACGCTCTGTTTGCATGCGTACAGGCAGACAGAATGATTCTTGAGCGTGTGGCAAAAACTGTAATTGTTCGCATCCAAGACTTGATTAAGTTCAAGACTTATCACCCCGCATACAAGACTGCCCTAGGCGTTGAAACAATCGACTACCTATCTGGTGGAGTAGACTTTTCGTACCGTGAGTTTGGCATCAAGATTGAAGACAAGCCGGACGTCGTTGAACGTGAAAAATTGAAGGCTATGGCCGGTCAGTATGTTGGCGCTGGACTTATTGAGTTCGAAGACCTTGTTCTTATCGAGAATAGCGACAACCTGAAGAAAGCACAATACATACTTGCTTATCGCCTTAAGAAGCGCAAGGAAGAAAAACTCCGTGAGTCCATGCTCCTACAACAGCAGAACGCCGCAGTACAGCAGCAGTCTGTTGCAGCCAAGGGTGAAGCCGACATCGCTAAGATTGAAGCTCAGGGTGGCATGAAGATGGAGTTGGAAAAACTCAAAGGAGAAATCGAAGCACAGCTGGAGCAACTTAGGGCCCAGCTGGCATCTACAAGAATGTCTAACGAATAATTGCGTAAACATTCCAAATTGTCTAATTTTACAAAAAATTTGAGTTATGTCTGATGAAGTTACTTTTGTACCAGTATCTGCGGAAGAACCCGCTGTAATTAATATAGGAGGACAAAATCCACCTGCTGAACCAGCTCCGGCTATTGAAGTGGCCCCAGAGCCTGAGCCAGCAGCGGAGCCAGCCCCGGAAGTTCCTGTGGCTCCTGATTTTAACCCTACTGAATACGTTAAAACGGCAACGAACGGCCGTTTCAGTTCTTTGGAAGAATTACTTGAGCTTGCGGAAAAGGATGCTCCTGCTCCACAGTTCAAGGATGATTTTATTAAGAGCGCTGTCGAGTATTACGAAAAGAACGGAAGTCTAAAGCCGTTCTTGGAAGCAATGCAGATGGACTACGATAATATGGAGCCAATGGAGCTTATGAGACATAAGCTGCGCTCCGAATACTCGGACCTATCTGAATCTGCTTTTAACAAACTCTACAAGCGTGAGGTCATCGACAAGTACAACCTTGACGAGGATTCTTACGAAGAAGAGGACGTAGAACTTGGTAAGCAGCTTCTTAAGAAAGATGCGGAATCCCTGCGTCAACAGCTCAAGTCTGAGCAGTCTAAGTTTCTCGAGCCAGAAAATGACGGTCAAGATGATAGTCAACAGCTTGCGGAACAGTGGGCGAGTCGGGTTGAAACCGATTCACTTACGCAGCAACTGCTACAGTCTAAGTCTGTAACAATCGAAGTTGACGGTGAGGAATTCAATTATGAAATTGATAATCCCCAACAAGTCATGGAAATGACGAAGGACAATTCCAAGTTTTTTAACTTATTTCTGAATGAGGAAGGCGAAGTTGATTTAGCAAAATGGTATAAAGTTGTGGCGTTTGCCTTAGAACCTGATGTATACGAGCGAAGTCTCTTGAACCACGGCAAGACAGTCGGGGTAGGAGATGTGGAACGTACACTCAAAAACCCAGAGGTTCCGACCGCTGGCTCTAAGTCACCGCAATCAGCTCAAGATTGGACGCAAGCATTCCTCGATGCAGCACTTAACCAAAAAAGAAAATAAAAAACGCTTAAAAAATGAGCTACAATAAAAACTTCATCTCGTCTATCCACTTCTTGGATAAGCGTGAAATCCTGTCACAAGTTCTGGATGTTCAGAACGAAGACCCATCATTCCTCGACGTAATGGAGGGAATGCGCCGCTCGGTTCCTACCTCAAGCGCTATCTTCCACAACTACGTTAACGAGCCCGTTTACGAAAAGCTTACCCTTACTGGTACGGCTGCTGGTGACAACCTCACCAACGCTAAAATCCGCAAAGGAGACGTTATCGTAGACACCGCCAACAACACGATGTGGTTCGTAAAGAACAACGCATCTTTGGAAGGTTCTAACATCGTTAAGCTCGGCGGCTCTGCTACGTCTATCGCTGACGGCGCTACTGTTGTAGTTATTTCTAACGCCCATGGTGAAGGTTCTGGCGCTCCTGCTGGCCTGAAGTACGGTCTTAAGAAGTACAGCAACAAGGTTCAAATCTTCAAGAACAGCTACCAGCTGACTGACGTAGAATTGACCAACAAAATCAGTGTACAGTTCAACGGTCAAGAGTACTACATGTACGCTGCCCAGCACAATGCATTGATGAAGTTCCGTAACGACATCGCTTACGCTCTGTTGTTCGGTAAGGGTAATGCTTCTACCTTCTCTGGATTCGGTAACGATGTAACTGCTGCTACGACCGCTGGTCAAGTAGGTGGTGTTGCTGTAACCCAAGTTGTTGATACCGATGGCAACCCCATCCAATTCACTAAGGGTCTTGTAGAATGGTGTAAAGACGGTCTTGACTTCGCTGCTGACGGCGCTGGTGTTGACTCTTTCGGTTCTGCTGGTCTTACTGACTTCGCAACTATCGTTAAGACCATGGACAAGACTCGTGCTCCTTACGAGTACATGTTGTTCGCTGGTACTGGCGCTAAGATTCAAATGGACAACTTGTTCAAGAACCTTGGTTCATCTGGTGTTACTAGCGTTCGTTTGAACGTAGCTGGTACTGCTGTAGACTTCGGTATGGAGCAGGTTAGCCTGTACGGTCGTAAGTTCATCATGAAGGCATTCCCTCAGTTCTCTCACGTTGCTGGTGAGGCTGCTATTGCTGATGCTACTGACACCGTTCTGTTCATCCCGAACGACAAAATCAAGGTTCACGCTGGTAGCGGAACTGTTGACCGTATGCGTGTACGTTACCTCGAAGGACCTAACACTAACCTTGCGTACAAGGAGTGGATGTTGGGTGGTTTGGCTCCTACGCCTACCGACGGCCGCAGCGTACTTGAGGCAGTATACGAATCAGCTCAAGGTCTGGAAGTTCTGGGCATCGAGCACTTCGGTATCGCCAAGTTCGCCTAAACCAATGGATGGGAGGGGG